CATTATTTTTTGCCATTTTTCGCCAGTCAGTATAAATATACCTGTCTGATTTGCTCTTAATTGCGTTTTGATTCTTTCACTGCCAAGTGCCAATCTAACCAATCTAATAAAAAGAAATTTGCTATTTACCATTAAAAGAGCATTTAGTTTGTTTTCTATTTCTTCTTCGGAAATCACATTTTTAAATAAATCTTCTATGAGTTTGTTAGCAAATTTTAAAATTACTTTATGTTTATTATTTTTGTCTAGGCTTACCTTAACGGCAAAAAACCCTTCAGGATTTAAAAACATTCCTATAACTGTATAATCATATATTTTTAATTCTTTATTCTCTTGCATATTCTTTCTATCAAGTTTTATCCCCTTTAATTACCAAATACCACTACGGATACGCCATCAAGTACGGGAAGCAAATTACCGAGTGTGTCGGTTGTAAAAATAATAAATTCAGTAGCAGATCTAGACCTAAAGAACACCTGAAACGGTGCTACTACTTCCGCTCCTCTGCTAAGTGTTGTTAATACAGCATAATTACCGTCAGGAAAAGGAGTAGCAAACTTCACAACATAAGACCCGTTTGCTCCGCTAACCGATGCTATATTAAAGCTGCTCTCTATCTGGATATTACTGGTAGGTGAATTATTATCGTAAAAGAAACAATAAGCCTTAGCAGTAGCGGGATTTATAATCTTCCCCGGTATTGTCATATTACCGATATTGTCAATTTGAGTACTGTTTAAATTGATTACTCCGTCATCTACAGTAGCGAGGTTAATATCCTCACTCCCGCTTGCCGTGGTAATCGTATTTACAGATATTAAGAGATTACCTACATTGATACTGGATAACCCAGCTAAAGAATCGGCTAAATTAATAATTACATCGCCGCTAACCCCATCACCGCTTTGCAAGGTTATATTAGAGCCACCGCCTATTTTTCTGGTAACATATGAAAGCGGAGTATTACCGGTTATTACTAAAAATCCATTCTGTACCTGAGTAGCCAGGTTATTTAAATTATTCAACGAGTCGGCAACCTTAAAAATAATGTTACCGGTCGGAGGAGTAACAGTTGAATTTGTAATCAGCAAGCTGTTATTCAGACTTTCTGTAGAAAAACTTACTATGCCGCTACTACCTCCCCCAAAAGGTATTACTTGCCATATTCCTTTACTGGTTAGATTCTCAGTTAGATATATCTGTATTACCTCCCCGGGAATAATTACGTTAGTTAGCGGCGTTCCGTCATTATATAAAAGGGTAAAGTCTTTTTGTCCGACATTATTAAACAACAAGCTAGTACCGGTTTCTACAGTATTGCTTGGGGGAAGAGTAATAGTATAAATATCATTGCTGGAGATAACATTATTAATATCGCTTGCAATCTCCCCTTCAGTGCGGGGATAAGGCCAGGATAGTTTAATATCGCTATTAAGTATGATTTTAGAATATGACATGATATTCTTCTACATTGCTCTATCAGAAAACGGCATGACCGGATTGTAGATATCGGTCTGTACTTTTTGCAGCGTATCCCGCATGACCCTTACGGCTTTTTGTTCATAATATTGCTGCTCTTTAAGCCCGTAACGTTCATCACGAGCTAAAAGGATTGTATCGCCAGTAGTAATGCAGTCGTTTTCCTCTCTTAAATTTCCTCTATAAGTACGTTTGTTTTTAAGCCTATCAGGAGATACGATATACCACTTCTTTGCCAGTAATCTGTTAATGCGCTCAGGATTATTATAAGCAAAGTAATATTCCTCACCCGGCTCCTTTATCTCATCAATAAGAGACTTGAAAGGACATGTTGAATCGGTGAGCATTAAATCAAAATCATTGTTTTCAAGTTCATGCTCCCTGATATCTCTATCTATGGATTTAAACTCATTATTTTTGTCTTGTTTATATTTAATTGCCATTTTTTGACCTCATTTCTTTGTTACGTTTATCTAGAAGCTCGAGATACCTCTCGTAAGACATACCAAAAGCAAGAGCTGCCTTTTTCTCTCTCTCGCTTAATTCCCTTGTTTTTGGATCAGGTATTGATTCTCGTGGAGCGCGACTGCGAACTGCTCCAAAATGTTTGGCGGGAATCATGGCTGAGGAAGTATCCTGCATTTTTAAATTATCAATATACTCATCAATCATGCCGTAATAACCGCTTCCGCCTATTAGATGTTCCTTTCCTCCGGTCTGGTATTTACGATCCAGCTTTTTAATAAAGGATAATACTGACGCCGTTAGCTTCTCATCATACTCAGGGGCGTTCCTATCTACTTCAGGATTACTCTCAAGCCAGCTATATAACCTATCTTCATATTCCCTTGCCCTAATCTGATTTAGATGCTCTTGTGAGTATTCTTCTTTAGGAAAACTAGCGATTCTAGATGCCTCATTCAAGGCATGGGTTGCCTTTGAAATCTCAGCAGTAGCTCTGCTAACTCCAGCAGCATCTCCGTTTTCCAGTGCTAATTGAAGCCGTGCCTGAGCCATTTCAAGTTCACTGGCAACATTGTTCTTATAATGGGTAGAACCGGTATTAATTGCTTGGCTGAGCATCTGTTCCATTTGCAGTTTTTCTTGCTGTAACTGCTCTAATTGCTCGGCAAGCTTTGCTTTTTCTTCCCGTTCTTTTTTTAATTTAGACCAGTATTTTTCCTTATCTTTGTCAGGCGTAGAGGTTTTAGCAGGTTTTTCTTCTTTTTCGGAAACATCTGCGGAAATATCGGTTTTATCATCCTCGCCTTCTAAGCCCTGCGACCCTTGCTCCAAGTCTTTAGTTCTTACTTCTACCTCGCTGGCTTCTTCCTTTGAATCTTTATTTTCAGTTGCTTCTTTTAAAGGTGGAATAGGAGCGTTTAAGTCGCTTGTATTTTCAATATCTATTTTAAACATATTCTTACCTTGATACTTTTGATGGATTATCGACTAGCAGTTTGATTTTAAAATCCTCTACCATAATTATCGGCTCACCCTCGTATTTTGACTGCAACGATGAACCACGGGGGAATATAACCCAGTCTCCAGCTTTGACGTAAGGGCCGCTTGGAAACTGATCGCCCTTATAACTATCGGGGCCAAGCTTTAATACCATCCCGACCATTGAGTTATATTCTAAATCATCTTGGACGGCGCTCGGTGGTTTTATAATTCCTCCTCTTGTAACCTCCTCTAGCGGAGGTTTGTAAATAAGAATTAATACATTAATTCCGGTAACCGATACTTCCCGAAATCTTTCAATCATTGCTTTCTTATCAAAAATTGATAGATCAATTCCCAAAGTTTTAAAATCTTCTGCCTTGTAATTGGCTATTTCATGGTTAATCATTGTTATTTACCTCTATTATGTGCCTGTTAAAGAGTTCAAGGGAGCTCTCAAGTCCTTCAATTAATCCCACGTGATATTTGTAATCCTCTAGCGTAGAAATTGATGCCGGATTACTTAAAATACGCCTGTATCTATCAATCTCAGCCTCAATATTTCCTATAAAACCCGAAGTAAAAGAACCTCGGCTATAAATGTTATTTCGGTTCACGCCAATCATTTACTGCTCCTCCCCATATTTCTAGGTTTCACTGCCGCTCCACTTTTTGTAGCTACATCTTTTCTAATCTTAGCAGCGCCACCGGCAGCATATTTATTGCAGCTTTCGCTTCGTTCTTTAACCCTTTCCTGCATTTGGCGAGTAGCTAACTCTCTTTTTTGCCTATCCATAAATTACCTCCTCTTTTTTTGGTATGGATGAAATTTCTGATCTTAGAGCTTCTACTTGTGCCTTTAACTCAGCTTCTTTTGCTTTATACTCAAGCCGTAGTAATTCAAGCTCGTTTTTACTGTTTATTTCCTGCTCTTTGGTTAGTATATCTATTACTTTTTCCTTCTCGTTTAACTGGAGTTTTAAAAGTTCAATTTGATATTTCTGCTCAGCAAGTTGTTGTTGTTCTGATACTTTTAACTCAGCTAAATACTTCTCTTGTTCTAGTTTTTCCTTATCAAGTTCAATATTCATCTGAGTTTTGTAGCCGTCAGCTTCAATATTTAAATGAGCTAGCCGTTCTTTTGACTCTACTTCAAGTTTTCGTTGCTCAATGTCAGCAATCTGAACCTGTAGGGCTGGGTCTATTGGTTGCTCCTGTTGCTGCTCCGGTGCTGCTTCAGGTAACAATATCTTATCAATGTCCTTAATCCCTAGGGCTTGATATACTTTTAAATATACTTCTCGCATGTTATGTAGCTCAGGGCTACTGCTAGCTAACTTTAAAATACTCTCTGCCTTGATTATTCTCTGCGTAGAAGATTCAACCGATGGATCAGATACAGGGATTACTTTTAAACTCTCTTTGTCTAGAGGTAGTGATGGCAGGTTGAACATTTTATAAAAGAGCTGCAACTCCTGGCTAAAGCTACTATGGACTGTTCTCATTATTGCCGATTGCATCCGATTGGATACTTCAAGCAACGCAATCGTAGTACCGACAGGCGTATTCTGATTATTTTCAGTGAGTCCCATCTCTGTTGCGGACGCTAATTCCTGTGTCTGGGCAGTTATCCGGTTAATATATTCAAGTAAAGCTGGCGATGGTCCATTATAAGGAAGTGGCATGATTGAATCACGAAGCGACAAATTCCCTGTTTCAACAGTTACGAATTGACCGGGTAATATATTCAAATCATTATTAGTAGTTTTTATTCCCTTAGCCTTCATCCCTCCCGGGAAATTCTGGAAAATAGCCGCGTCAATCGCCATTTGCTGCATTGAAGTTAAGCTCTTTGAATTAGAGCCAAGTATTTGAGCAAGCCCCAGTCCAAAAACATCAAACCCAGGAAATAAATTATAATGAATAAAGCAGTTAATCCTTGTTTTGGTTGGATCATTTTCATCCCAGTTTGGCGTAAGTGATACGATCTGATTACTGTTGCCGCATCTGGTAATAACGTAAGGTAGTGGGATACTATAGTCTTCAGATGCATTGTTATTGTCAAAAAAATCATTCAAAACCAGATATTCGTGCGTCTCATAAAAAGGAAAACGGGAATTTGTGGGGTCTACTTGTTTTGCTTTAGAGTCGTCTGTTGCTTCTTCCCCATCGCTGCTTCCTACGCTATCTAGGTAATCAAGATCAACTTTTGAGAATATCCCGCTCTGCATGTTAAAAAGTATTTCTCTTTTAGAGAGGTATCTAATATGAGTCAGGCGATTTGATTCGGTAATACTTGAGCAGTTATTATCAAATAAAAAGTCCTCTGGCATGATAAACCGGCTCAATGGCTTACCTGTAATCGGGTCGTAGTAGATTTTCCTAAATACACACCCATATAAAATCAAATATAACAAGAACCGATCGTAGTCTGGATAAAAGCCCTTATCTTCTACTGTTAAGTACTCATTTAAAGCATCCCTGACCATCTCACCTTTTAATTCGTAATCTTCGCTCACACTAACATCAGTCCTAAATCCTACAGGACCGGTTGAGGGGAGTAACTCGGAGCGAAGCGTTGCCCATAATCTCAAGACACTGCTTGAGAAGGTAGTATCGTAAGTTTTAACTTGTGCGGCATTACCGATTGCATTAGATTTACGCGTATTTACATTACCCGGCTCTTGTATTTCCTCAATTTTAAAGCCAAGTAAGGTTTTAGCTTTTTCAATTATATCAAGCCAGGGCGCACGGTTTTTTGTATCTTTTACCGTTACCTCTTCTAAGTAGGCAGCGATTTTATCTCTGACGCTTTCCGGTATATCATCTGCAAAATTACTATTAAAGGTAGTAGGGGAAGGTGCTAATTCTTCCGCTTCGTTATCTATACGTGATAAGATTTGATCTTCTAGGGAAATAAGTGCTTCTTCTTCCGGTAAAACCGGTTCATCTAAACTACCTGTTTCCTGTAGCAGGATTTGTTCTTCTATCGGCATTTCTTGAGTAAGATTTAGAGATTCAGGCTCTAAATTCTCTAGCACCGATAAATCAAGATTAGTCTTTCCTTTTTGCTTCCTTCTTGTTGCCATTAGTATAATTTTCTAGGTTTAGTAACGATCTCATCTTCCTTAACATCACTTGTATGAATTAAAGTATCAAAGTCTCTAAGGTACAAAATTGCCTGTGTCATCGAATCAACCAGGTCTTTTGATTCCCCGTTTGGAAAAGTTATCACTGTTTCTAAAAACTCCTCGGCCGTAACGGTTAGCCTTTCAGGGTTTTTCTCTTCGGCCTGCAAATAAATAAGCCCGCACTCAATAAACGGCGCTGCTCTCTGGACTCTTGCTCCCTTATCGCCTTTTGGCATGTAGCCTATAGCCGGAATACCAGCGAGTCTTAAGTCCCGAATTAACGGATCACCCGTTGCCTTTGCCTCAATAAGGCAAATATCAACAGTTCTTTGAGCCGGCATTGGATTTTTATGCTCGCCTGTATCTTTATAATCTTTCGCTAAGCGCTGGGCTCTAGCTCGAAGATCAGGATATCCTACTCGATCACGCCAAACGGAAAGTAGCATCATCCTAAATAGCTCATCCTCGGATTTTTCACCCCAAACTCCCCAAGTGCTGCAAGCAGAATACGCAGCTGTAGGCTCATCGGAAATTGCCGTGTCCCAGCTTTGCAATATGTAATCAAATTTAGGCTTAATCGGGCTAGTCCAGAATTTAAACCATTTTTTCTTGATTATTCCGCCGCCAATTGGAGATGGTCTTTGCTGACACTGCCCAGCATATCCATAAGAGCCGAGTAACTTTTTTAACTCATTTACTTGCTTCTCGCCAAAGCGTAAGTCGCTTAGTACCTCTCCTTCTTTGTTTCTGGGGTCTTCCCAAATAATCTGATCTATGCCAAGAGGAACTGTAATACACTTGCGCTTTTCTTCAAACTCTAAGGGTAGCACCAACTCTACCCAATCACCATCGCTGTCATTCTTTCTGATATAACCGGTTAAATCGTTCTCATGCGTTCTTTGCTGAACAACTATTCGGCAGTCATTAGCTGGGTTATTTGAACGGGTAGACATTCTTTGCGTCCACCAGTTAATTACGTTCTCACGTTTTACTTCAGATAAGTCGCCTGGGTCGTTAGGGTCATCAATGATAATAATTGAACCGCCTTTACCTACAGTTTTAGATACTACGCTTGTTGATTGCCTATATCCTGTTTTGGTATTCTGGAAAAAGCTCTTAACGTTCTGGTCTTTAAGAAGTGGGAATCTATAACCCCAATTATCCTGATACCAGCTACTTTCGAGTAAAGCTCTGTTTTTCTGTGCATGCTCAAGGCTTAAGGAATTCACGCAGGATACAGTTAAGAACCGCTCACTAGGGTTATGTATCCATACCCAGGCAGGAAAAGCTACAGATATTAAATTGGTCTTGCCCGTGCGGGGCGGAACATTAATAATAAGCTTCTTTATTTGGCGCACATAAACCGCCTCTAAATGCTCAGCTATAGCCTTAATATGCCAGCTATCAATATATGGCATGTTACCTTCAATATAAGGCCAGCTCGATTTAAAGAATTCATATAAAGAACCCTCGCTATTTGCTAATTGTTCTTGTACTTTAAATAATTCATCCAAGTAACTCTGCTCGAATGTAGACATTAAAGCCGGGATTACTTGCGGTAATTTTATATGATCGGACTTGCGCCTCATGTGCATTAACTATTTCCTTTACTTAAAATAATTATAACACACTCCTTTTTAATCTTGATTTTCTCGTACTTTTTTAGTTTAGAGGTAAGGGATTGTATGTTATAATCCATGTGTATTTTTAGAAAATTAAGAGTAATGAATATAAGAGGAAAAATATGGTAATAAAAAAAGCATCAGTTGTTTTATTAGCAAGCTTACTTGCAAGTAGCACGGCATTAGCCAGCGATCCATTGCCTGTAGTATCGGATTTAAATATAAAGCTTGGAGCATATGCTGCCTTTGAAAGTGGATTTAGCAATCAGGGTAAACTAAAAGGCTCAGAGAAGAATATATCAGCTAATAAAAGAGGTTTTGCTTTTTATAACGATACGGCTCTATTTGCCGCCATATCAAATACCACTGATGACATTACTTATGGCGCTAAGATTATATTAGTACCGACAGTTAAGAGAAAAGTTAACAAGGACTATAACGGCTCATACGTATTTTTAGAACATGAGTTTGGTCGAATTGAAGCCGGTTCACCTATTCCTGCTGCTAAGAATATGATGATAAGTGATGGATCCATACCGACAAAATACATCAAAACTGGGATAGATTACCTAAAACAAAGCAAAAAAGCTGTACCCTCATTTTTGACTTCTGAAGGGTCTTTCCTTGGTGACCAAATAATTGCAAGTATGGATTCTGCCACTTATAGTAGTGAACCGCCAAGAACAATAAATTATTATACTCCTAAGTTTGATTTAACCGATACTAGTAAAATCAGGCTTGGTATATCCTATACTCCTGATTCTGCTAATACCGGCGTAGAGAAACCATCAGATAAATCAGACGGAATAAAAAAATATGCCGTAGGAGAGCCTACTATAGATAGGTTTGAAATTGATAGATCAGTTAAAGATGCTATTACTAGTGGGATAGTATTAGAGCAGAAACTAACGGAAGAAGCAGAATTAAAGCTGGCTCTAACCGGTGAATACGGCAAATCAGTAGGTAAAATCAAAAAATTTGCTAATAAAGACGATCAGAATCCACTTGCATATAAATTAAGTGACTTAAAATCTTATAATATTGGCGGCGAATTAAAAATAGGTGATTTTAAGTATAATGCCTGCTATAGCTCTTTCGGTAAAAGTTTAACTACAAAAGAATTGCATAAAGGTAACCGTAAGTCTCAATACTATAATGCCGGTATTGCCTATACCTATAATAAGGCTACGACAACTTCATTATCGTATTTTGCCTCAGAGCAGTTTAAAAATAAAGTAAACTCAGTAAAACTAGCCGTAAGTCACATACTTGCACCAGGATTAAAGCCTTATGCTGAAATCCATGCTTATACCCTTAAAGGCAAACCTGAGTTCTATCCTAATTTAAAGGCAAGAAAGGTAAAAGGCACTGTAGCTCTAGTTGGTGTTAAGCTATCTCTTTAAATTATTACTGATATGGAAAAACCGCTAATTAGCTTTGACTACGCTATCAAATATCTACTAAAAGATAAAGGCGACTATGAAATAGTCGAAGGGTTTATCTCTGCCCTTCTTACCTCAGAAGGATATAAACCGGTTAAGATAAAGGCCTTACTTGACGGCGAAAGCAATAAGGAAAGTAGATATTTAAAAAGAAGTATAGCCGATGTTATAGTTGAAGACGAACAAGGTAATAACTATATAGTTGAGATCGATCGTGCTTATACTGATCTTTTTCTGAACAAAGCCGTATTTAATACCTCAAGGCTAATCGTTGATAATCTCGGGGCAAATCAGGATTACTTACAAATTAAAAAGGTATTCCATATCAATCTGCTATACTTCCCTTTTGAAAATACCAAAGCACCACTACATCACGGTAAGGTAATATTTCATGAGATAGACCATAAACATCCAATAGACGTTCACTTAATAGATAGGGGAATGCATACATTTGATGCTCACAACATATTCCCTGAATATTTTATTGTTTCAATTCCTTTATTTGATGATGTCATAAAAGAGGAAATCGATGAGTGGTTATATTTAATGAAGCACTCTGAGGTAAAAGAGGATTTTAAGTCACCTTACATGCAGAAAGTAGCACAGCGTTTAAGTATATTAAAAATGACCAATCAGGAAAGAGAGGTTTATGATAGCTACGTCATGGATTCTATGAAAGGTCGTGACTATATAATCTCTGCTGAGGCTAGGGGTGAGGCTAGAGGTGAGGCTAAAGGCGAAGAGAAAAAAGCTATGGAAATCGCCAAGGCTATGCTCTTAGATGGAGATGTTATCGAAAAAATAGCTAAAATTACTGGTTTAACTATCAAGCAAATAGAAAAGTTAAAATAATTTCAATGAGTAATGATATTAAAACAAATGCACATTCTATTTTGGAGAAGACAGCTCTTAATATGTTAAAACAGAAAATAGATGATAAACTTATTGCTTCTGTCACTGGTTTTAGTTTAGAGGAAATAGCGAAACTGAAAAACAAGCTATAATTTTTGTAAAGATTTAGCTGTTGACTGATTAGGATAGTATGGTATCATCGCGGATGTATCTATGATTATCTCTTAAGTTAGTTTGATACATTTTTTCATTAAGATACACCTAGAAAAAACTAAAAGTGAACTCTGTTTTTATTTTGCGGGGTTCATTTTTTTAGTACTTAGCTTAAATTCCCATTTTTAAAAATCGCTAAAATTAATTAAAGAAAAAAGGGTATAAATTTGAATACATAACTTAGGTTATGGAAAATAAAGCGAAAATTTATTAATAAAATATTAAAACATTAAGGAAAGTTTAACTAAAATTACACAGATTTTCTACCCAATCAACAAAAACCTCCATAAATGCGATTTAAACAGCATTTTTCCCGTTCACATAAAATCATACTATAACCATCCGATCTACCACTTCTAAGCCTCTTAAAATAAGACGATTTTTTTTGCATATTAGTTAAAAAATTATTAATTATTATTCTAGTTCTTAATACTAGTCCTTATACTGATTTTCAATAGAAGAATATTCTATTGCTAAAAATTTTTCTTCTTTTTTAATTGACTCTATTCCACGAAAAATGAGATAATTTAGTACAGCTAAATCTAGTCCTTTGCAGTATTTTTTTACTTCTTTTTCAATTGATTCCAATAATGAAAAATTTTTAGGTATATAATTACAATTTTTTCTGTCTAACCTGCCGTTTACAAACAAAATAGGACTACTAGAGCTATCTATCTCTTTGTTATGCGAAATATTTATATCCTTTTGAGCTAGTTTTAATTTTTCTGCTATTGTTGAAGTAGAAATTTTCCCTCTATTATCCATAAATATAATCTAATTAAGTAATGTATTGTACAATGTTGTACATGGTAATACAATATTGTACTATCTTATAGTATCTAATTTTGTAATTAACTCTTCGATTAAAGATTGGTACTGTATATGATTCTTACAATTTGGTTTATAAGTTCCTACCCATTGACCGTATTTTTGACATTCAATCATATCAACACTATTAGTAATATTAGTCTTAAAATATAAGCCTGTTTCTGCTATCTGTTCTAATAAATCTCTAGTGGAATTAGTATGCTTTGTTGTTCTAGAAGCTAAGAAAGAATAAGGCTTATTTGCTAGCATAGCGGCTGAAGCGGCTTGATTTAAAGCGTTTTTATCTAATTCTGAAACCGAACAGGGTATAATAATAAAATCTGAGAGTATTGTAGCTTTAAGTGCAGCTGCCTGCATATTGGGAGGAGTATCTATAATAATAAAGTCATACTCTTTACTTAAAAGTTCTAATTTAGGCTTCGGGTTGTCTTCGTACAAAGGAATTACAAAATTATTTAAAGTAGTACCTAAATCAGCCCAGAATATTGCATCTGGTTTATCTTTATCCATATCACATAATATTGCTTTTTTACCTTTTTCTAATAATGCACCTAGTATGTTTATACTACTTGTTGTTTTAGTAGCTCCTCCTTTTGTTTGAGTAATAGATATTATATGTGCCATTTTAGGATAGTATTATGTTGTACATGATTGTACAATACAGTATATAAATAGAAAAAGCAATACACTTTAGATTCTTTAAGATATATCGGTTACTGTATATTAGTATAATGATCTAATACCACTTTTCCTAAAAACTCTGGGATTAAAGGTACTACTGCATTCCCCAGTGATTGTAAACGCTGCTTGCGACTTCCTCCATTTGTCCAGCTAATAGGATAGCCCATAAGCCATTCCACCCAATCAGGATTCAGTCTCTCATCTTTTAATCTCGGAGCTTCTAAAGGTTCTTTACCCCATTGCTTAATGCCTCGGCTGCGACGATACATGCTAACCTGCTCTTGTGCGCATATTTGGCTAATTTCTCTAAATCCCCTACATCCTTGTAATCCCTGCTTATCGGTGTCGGAAACATCTTCACTACCGCCTCCAAGTTTGGATTCCGCCTCTTCCTTTCCGATGGGCAATCCGACTTTGCCGATGCAAGCGGGGTGGGCAATAATCCATATCCTATCCCGTCTGTGAGGTGCGCCAAAGGCGGAAGCCGGTATACAATGCCATTCTGCATCGTACCCGATCGCCCATAAATCTTGCAGGACGCTGATAAGCCCTGTACTTCGAAGGTTTGCCACGTTTTCGATAATTGCATATTTGGGTCTGATTTCATTGATTAGCCTCGCAAATTCTTTCCATAATCCTGAGCGCTTAGCATTAATACCGCCTCCTTTACCTGCTACCGATATATCCTGACAGGGAAAACCCCCTGCAATTAAGTCAATTCTTGGCAGAGCTTTTAAGTCTTCCTTATGTATAGTGGTAATATCAGTAAATATCGGTACGGATGGCCAGTGTTTTGTTAGTATTTTCCGGCAGAACGGATTAATCTCACAAAAAGCAACTGTCTGCATTCCTCCAGCTTCCAATCCTATTGAAAATCCCCCTATCCCAGAGAAAATATCTAGAACATTTAACATGTTTTTTTAATTACTTTACCTTCTTATTTACTCTAAAGTAATTATACCATAGGCTTTAGCTATCATGCTTTTCTCATGATTTTTTATAGAGGTCGTGATGATATACTTCTGGTTCTCTGGGACGTAACTTCTCTCTTTCCCTGCGAGCTTTGACTAACTCTCTATACCTGGCAAATGCTGCACGTTGATCTTGCTTCATTTCCAGATCGATATCTTTATTCTTTACATCAATATCACTTGCTTTAGGTTTTTTATAGAGTGATATTATGCCATCACTGCCATTAATTGCATAAAGCCTTTTCTTTTTATCTTCTTGGCCTTCTTCCGGGCTTTCACTAGCCTGATCCTTATTATCTTCGCTCATCTTTTTTATAAAACATAACGGTTATCTTATCGCTTATCCTAAATTATATAATCTATTGTCTTAAATATATTATTTAAACATGTCATGCCCTAATTTGCCTTTGTATTACTTTCGTTAATTAACCTTAAGTTTTCTCTAGCTTCTTTCATTTTAGCCGCAAATTCCAACGCTTCTGCTCGACTCCTTTGCTGGTATACTGCTTGATCATCCTGAGAGCCATTATTTTCTATATTCATTTTGGTTATTGCTAAATTCCCTATCTGCTGCATCTGAGTAAAATCTATTTTACCTTCCTTAAGTGCATTAAAACCAATATTAAGTATTTCCGCTGGTGTTTGCTTGTCAGAAAATTTCAAACAAACCGGTTGATTATCGTTTTTATTCTCAGTTGACCAACCTGCTTGCGTTTTAAGATAAAATATTATCGCCGTTGTATCACCGCTTTCATCAATTCCCGTTGCTTTTTGTTCCAGCTTTTGAGCATACTTGTATATCTTATGCGCTTTCCCTTTTTTATAATGCCGAAGAACTTCAGGTTGGCGTTTTCGAATAGCTAAAAAAGTGTCCCTATCAATACCGAAATAATCTGCTATTTGTTCACAGTTCAGGTAAGCGGAAAGTTCTTCTACCTTCGCTATTTGTTCATCGGTTAAAACTATTTCAGGCCTACCGCCTCTGTTCTTTCTCATATCTTTATCCTTTTGATTTTTATTCGGACAGTGCATTTTCTAACTCCTCTATCAATTTACTTACAAGCTTTCTCGGATCTTTTAGTTGAACGTCTCTGCTATCGGCAATCACTTGTTTTTTGATCATCTCTACTATAGTCTCCAGAATCCTAAGCTTTTCTTGGCTCTCGTCTTCTAACAATCTAAATAATACTTCTAAATATTGCTCATTATCACACCTTGCGTTAATTACCCATAAAAGCTCATCTTTAAACTCATTTCTAATATTCCCTTTTAAATAACGGTCTATAACAATTTCTTCACATTTTACTTTCATTTTCTATTCTATTTAATTTTGTATGATATTTCTGATAATGTTTGGCAAACTTCTGATTCTTCTCTCTTTCCAGTAATACCAAATGTTTACACCGGTTTATCGATATCTCAAGATCGTCAACCGATTCCGATAGCTGAGTTAGATTCCTAGTTATTAACTTCTTCTGCTTGTCTATTTGAGATATCAAGGATAAGTAATTTTCATTACCGCCTAAATTACTGTTTAATAACCAATAACGTATTTCATTAAATTCATAACACGTATTAAAAAGGTCTACTGCATTGTAAACACTACTAATGCATCGTTGTATTTCCTGGCTCATCATTACACCCATGGTAATTTTTCTTCTTCTTCAAAAATATCATTAGTTTGTTTATAGTTAATAGGAAACTTACCATTCTTCTCATCCATAAACTCGCTATATCTGGCATGATCAGGAGTAATAATGGTCTTGATCTCGTTACGGGGTTGATCACCTGATGTCTTAATGGCAATTTCGGCTACCACCTGTAAATTATCAAGATCGGCAAAGCTCTTAATCTGTCTCTGTTTTTCTGCCTCAGGTGATTTATCCTTGGAATGCAAACCGCGAGCAGAGTTAAGAATGGCTTTAATCATGCTCCTGCCGATCTCGCCGTATTTCTCGGAATTATCGCTATGAAGACCGATATTGCTCCAGATTTTCCTGTTCTCATACTCAGCGCTTAAGATTACAAACTCACAGGCAATATATATGCAACTTCCCGATTTACTTAAGGTAGCGTATCCGTCTGGCCACTCTTTTGTAACGTGGTTGCCTTTTTTAAGTAATAACTGAACCTTAGCTATGGTTTTATGCGGTATTAGCTCATAAGACATTTGATCCTCGGCATCGTTAAAGTTGTTCCATTTACTCATTGTTTTGTTCCTCTTTATTTCTTTTTGCTTCTTCAAGTATTTCGCTTAAAACCAGCGGTTTATAATTTTCTTTAAATCCTTGGTCTTTTAAGACTTTTTCAGGACTTAGAACTATTGGGTCTTTATAAAAATTCTTATATTCAGGATGAGGATTTCTGCCGTGTAATTCCAAGGTTAAACCTGTCTCAAGAATAACTCTTTCAAGTTCGTCTAAATGCCCCGGAGCCGTTATTCTTTCAATAAGAAAAGGTATGGTTTCTATAATCACCTTGCCTGGTGTTTCAATAACCTTTAGCATTGGGTTATTTAGCATGC